AGTTATTTGTGGTAACATATTCATAACTTCTGCCCTAATAGTTTGTGCAACACCAGTTGAAAGGTTTATTGTTTGATTTATAACAACTGGTGCACTACCTCTCCCTAATTGGTCGTTTGGTACTATGGTTCCACTTCTATTGGGTACAAATAATTCTGCACCTCTTTCACCTACCAAATAAGGTCTACCACTCATTACAGAACCACCATCAGCCCTCGCACCAACAACTGCACCACCTTCAACATTACTTGCAACAACTGGTTGACCTAATCCTGCTATTGCTCTAGTTGCAAATCCAAATAGTTGGTCTGTTACATATTTTCTTATAGCCATTCTAATTAAATCAGAAATAATTGAATTAGCCATATCTCTAAAAGCATCTTTTGCTGAAATAGTACCTTTTACTAAATTTGTTAAGCTATCAGCCATTCTATCAGTTGCGCTCTTAGCAACATCTGTCAAACCCTTTTGTACGTCACTTAATACTGTAACCAATGGTTGTGCCTGTGCTTTTATTTTTCCAAAATGGTCTAATGAATGTATTAAGGTTATTTTATCATTTGCTTTTGTGAACTTTATTGCCATATCATCAACACCAAAAGTCAAATCTCTAGAAACACCATCTAAGCTTTTAAGCACATTTTTTGTTTTTTCTGTTTCTTTAGTGTTATTTTTAATAACATTAGTTACTTTTTGCCTTGCATCAGATTCAAGCATTATAATTTCTCTTGAAGCTTTAATTTTTTCTATTTGGTCTTGAAGTGCTTTTATATTTTGTCTTACCGCTTTTTCACCAGACATAATACCAAAACCAAACTTATCATTTTCTTTGGTAAATAATTTTAAGATATTTGTACCTGCACTTTGAATAACATTTAATTTTTCTTGCTCAAATGCTAATTTTTTCTCGGCTTCAGCTAAAGATTCAGAATTTTCTTTTAAGCTATCCACTATAGGAATAACTTGATTTAATTCACTTAATAGACCAATAGACCTCAAAAATTCTTTTGTTTGTATTATTGAATCTTTAAGTGATTGAATCATTTTAGATAATGAAGGTAACATCGGATTTATTGCTTCAACCATAAATTCTTGAAATTCAGCACTTAATGCCTTCATAGAATTAGCAAAACTTGTATTAGTTCTTTCTGCATCACCTTGAGCATCTGCTGTTCCTGCAATTATAAGATTTAATCTAGCTTGTACTTTTTCAGCATTAGTGATTTCAGTAGCAGTTTTGTTTATACCCATTCTTAAAAGTTCTTGTTTTAATGTTGCTTCTGTTATAACAACACCAAACCTTCTAACTGTTTCATGATTACCGACTAATGCACTTTGAAATGCCATCATTGTCTCTACATCACTAGCATTATTAAATGATGCAACATCTACTGCTAACTTCGTTAATTGAACAGAAAGCTTTGATGCTTCCCCTCTAGCAAATCCCATAGGAACAAATGTATCTTGTATGGAAGATGCCATTTTTTCAAGTTCAAATGTACTTCTTCCAACATTGTCACCAAAAATTTCTAATTCTTTTCTTACATCTGATACAAACCTACCAAAAACAACTGATGATTTAGATTGCATTTCTTCAACAGCACTAGCCATATCGACCATCTGTTTACTAAATCGCAATGTCTGAAAAACAATAACACCACCAATTATATTTCTAATAGTGTTGCCTAAGGTATTAAATGAATTTGTTTGTGCAGATACAGACCTTTTTACATTATCTTTAAGGTCATTTATACCTTTAGTGGCAGATTGCATAGCCATTCTTGTCTTATCTTTGGCTATTATATCTATATTTACGTTTTTAGTTGCCACGTTTTGCCCTTGCTAATCTTTCTTGTCTGTCTCTTTCATCACTTTGTAAAGAATAATATGCTATCCACATATTAAACTCATAAACTGACATTTGCAAGATTTCGGCAACTGTCTTATGAAGTTTTTCTGCCAAACCAAAAAGGTTGTGTAATTCATGGTTACTTTTTAGTTTTTTTTATTATCTTCAATATCTGAATTACCAGTTCCCATAATCTTTGTGGCAACATCAGCAATTATATTTGTATCAGCTTTTGTTTTAAATGCTAAAACATGGGTGGCATTAAACATTTTATTGCCATCTTTTGTCAAAGCTTTTTCTATAATCACATCAATTAATACTATTAAATCAGTATTTGTTGCACCTTTAAATATTTTTTGTTTTTCAAGCATATTAAATGGTTTACAATAGATTGCTTTATCGCCAACCAATCCCCATTCGGGCACTTCAATAACTTGTGTGTCAAGTGTACTGAAATGGTCTTTTATACCATCAAAATAATCAATATTTTCTGACATTTTAGACAGTGCCTATTGTTAGACCACCAGTTCCTTGTCCAGATACAGTTCTTGTTGTAACACCATCTAGAGTAACACCTACAGACATTCCAGTAACTATCCCAGTACCAGAAAACTTTCTGTCTCCAGATTCATTACCTTCTGGTAAAAATGCAAATGTAAGTTCTGCACCTTGCACTAATGCTGTTTGACCAGAATCTGTTTCATCAAAATTCATATCTATTGAAAAAGTGAAAGTACCTCTTCCAACTAAAAATGATTTCATTGAACTTCCTAATGCTGTATCTTCAACAACGTCATGTGTTGTATCTACTGTGAAACCAGTTGCATTACCAAGTGTAGTTCCACCAATAGTTAAAACACCTTCTTTCCCATGATGTGTAGCCATTTAGACCTCCTTTTCTTCTTT